TCGTCATCGCCGCTGTAAACGGTGGTGAGCACGGTTCACAGTATCAAGTGAACGAGATGGACCCTGCGGAGTTGGACCGTTACACAGTTTTCGATGTTGAGCCTTCTGTTGAAGACTGGCTTGATTGGGGTAAAAACAATGTTGCTGGCATTGTTTGGGACTTTATTAATCAGAACCGTCAGCACTTGGAGCATACAGACGATTATGAGCCTAACAAGGTTTATCCCTCTCGTCGCTCTTGGAAACGACTGAACGACTGCCTTGATAAAGGTGGGTTGCTTGAAGAGGCTTCACCGCTTCTATTCAACCTTGCAACTGGCTTTGTTGGCTTCGAGGCTGCTGTTAGTTTCAACGACTTCGTAAAGAATTACGAAAGAGTTGTTACCGTCGAAGATGTTCTTGTGGACGGCAAGATTGACGCAACAAGCACTTTCGACATCAATGAGCATTGCGCCTTGATTGAGAAGATGGATGCAAAAGATACCTTCAAGAAGGCACTTTTGGATAATGAAGTCCAGCACTTGGCAGACTATGCCGTGACGATTCCGTCAGAGGCATTCATGAAGCTATGGCAACTAATTGGAGCAGGTGACGTGTTGGAAAACACCAAACGACTTCACATGGCTACTGCTTCCAACGGTGTTCGCGTTTCTTCCTACATCGTTGAAATTCTCACTGGTAACAAAACTGAATAAACTAAAAAGCCCCACCAAAAAAAGTTGGTGGGGTTTCACTTTTTTCCTTGACAAATCATCACTTCTGTGAGATAATGTATACATGAATGAGACAAATCAAACGTTTGACTTGAATCGGCACACTGCACGACTTTTGATGCAGGAGCCGTTCTTCGCCTCTCTCAGCCGTAGAGTTTCTAAGGCTGCGAGTACTGCCATTCCAACTGCTGGTGTACGTGTCAATCCTGACACTGCTCGATTCGAGATGGTGTACAATCCCAGTTTTTTCGCGACGTTGACTGACGAAGAGCGCACTGCTGTACTCATTCATGAGTTTTATCATCTTATCTTTCAGCATGTTACAGACCGCAAACCGTGGACAGGCCAAGATGTGAAACCAAAAGAGGCTCGCCTCTGGAACATCGCCTGTGATTTGGCAATTAACTGTCATATCAATAACTTACCTGAAGCAGCATGCGTACCGGGAGTTGGTCCTTTTGCTGAATACTCTCGCTATCTCTCTGCGGAGGCTTACTTCGAGATGTTGAAGAAGGGTCAAGAGGATAAAGAACAAGAAGATGATGACAAAGGCGAAGAGGGCGAAGGCAACGGTTCTGGTGATGGGTCTGGCAGTGGTTCTGAAATGCCTGAAGATTCTTTCGACTGTCATGACGGCTGGGGCGAAGGCGAGTCAACTGCAAATGAGATTGCGAAAGAGCGCGTCAAAGAGTATCTGAAGGAAGCTGCGAAAGACGCACAGAATTCTGGGCAAGGTTGGGGCAGTGTCACTTCTCAGATGCAAAAAGAGATTCTGGAGCGTCTGACCACAAAGGTTGATTGGAAGAAGGTTCTTCGTTACTTCGTAAAGACTTCTCGTCGTGCAAGTCAAAGAAGCACTGTCAAACGCCTCAACAAGCGTTACGCATACATTCATGCTGGCAAGAAGGTTACTCGACGTGCCAACATCGCTATCAGCATCGATCAAAGTGGCTCTGTTAGTGACAATATGTTGGCTGCTTTCTTTAGTGAACTCAACAAGTTAGCTAAACTAGCAGAGTTTACTGTTATACCCTTTGATGATGAAGTGTTCGAGGAAAAGGTGTACGTTTGGAAGAAAGGCGAGAATAGAAAGTGGGAACGTGTATTGTGCGGTGGCACCAACTTTGATGCACCGACTGAATATGTCAACAAGCATGGCTTTGATGGTCACATCGTTCTGACTGACTTGATGGCACCAAAACCAAAGGCTTCAAAATGTCAACGCATGTGGATGACCACAGAATACTACGCTCGACATCCGTACTTTAAAACTAACGAGCGAGTGCTCGCAATTGACGTTGAAAATTAATCAAAAAAATACTTGACTTTCTCGCGAACTTGTGAGATAATATACAAGAACTCGTAGGAAAAGGAGAAAAATACATGAGTTTTGACGGCACAGTAAGATGTAGTTGGTGCTACAGCAAAGGCCACAATCGTAATGGGTGCGAAGAAAGAAAGAAGTATATTGCTGATAACCCAGATTCTTATGAAGCAAAACGGGAACAAACACGTAAATCTCGAAACCGTCGATGTTCCTACTGTAGTGGAACAGGACACACTCGTCGAACATGCCCTATAATGAAAGAGGACAGAATTAAAGTTGCAAACGCTTTACAAATCAGTCGTCGTGAGATTAGACACCGCTTGATTGCTGAAGGTCTGGGAATTGGCAGCTTGGTTAGCGTTGTCGATTGGCACAACAACCGCGTGGGAATCGTAAAAGAGATTGAGTGGAAAAACATCAACGAGTTGCAGACTTTCAAGTTCACACTCATGAGCGCAACAGATAGAACACGATGGTATTGCGTCAATTTAGAGCGAGATAGCCTTAAAGTGCTTGGGCCTGTGTCATCTCACAGTATTGAAAGAGGCATGCCGCAAGAATGGAGAAGCGGCCTACTTTACGATGAGAACCACTTCTTTGAAAAGGGTCAACGTCGTAAGCCTTTCCTATGGGGAGAAAACACATGGTAAAAACAATTTATCTTGCAGTCCGGGAACATAAGCACGGTGTTGATAACTCTGCTCACACAACTGAGACTGGTGCAAAAAAGCAACTTGCGGCATGGGCGCGTGAAACGCTTGACGATTGGCATATCGACGGCAAACAGTATTCTTCGTTGGACGTTTGTGGTGAAGAGCATCCAACCTTCGAAGATGACGCTCTCATCGAAGCATGGCCCGAATTGACAGGCGAAACTGAGTTTCTGCGGGTGGAGATGCTGCATCTGCATCACGACGAGCCGAGCGAGAAAGAAAATTGGACTGCTGACACTTCCCATATTGGAGCTTAAAATGGCATATCCTGAAAACAATGAAAAGAACAGACTTGAACTAGCATCTAAAATTCTTAGCGGCTGGAGCCGTGAGGACTTGGAAGTATACGTCACCACTCAGTTTGTCGATGATTATCGGCATGCACCGGACATCTTTGACGAAACATGGGACGACTTCAAAGATTCATTCGAGTGGTCACAGGAACTGCGCGAAAGTGTGAAAGAAAATTGCCCTAATCCCGGTTGTCATTGCGGCGCATGCGAGGAAGATTAGTGGAATTATTGGGCTTATTGATACCAGTGGCAGCAATTGTGCTGTTCATCTGGAGAGAAGAATCATCAAAAAAATAGGAGAAATGATGACTAGAGAAGAAGAATTAAGACAACTTGCTGAATTTGTTAAGAAAAATGGGGTAACAAAGTTGCCAAAGGATGAGCGTGGACCGGACTTTGTAGCTATCAGTGCATGGGGCAAGCCACGTAGAAAAAAGGCGAAAAAGGCAAAAAAAGCTAAGAAATAACTTGACAGATGCAGTGAGGTTTGATATACTGTACAAATGAGAGTTGGGGATTTAGTAAAATATATAACAGGCTGCACTGCCATAGTCTTATGGGTGAATCATGCTGGCGGCACAGTAAAAGTTGTCAATGACAACGGAAGGATAGCTTGGCTAGTCACTTCTGACTGTGAGGTAATCAGTGCAGCAAGGTAAATTAATGGCTTTGGTCATCTTGGCATGGATGGTGTTATTCCTAATAGCGGAGGTACGTGACAAATGAAACTCATGTGACAATAAAAATATCGAAAAGAAAAGCGGCCAAGTGGATATATGATCACATAAACAAACCTTCAATGACTCTCTTGAAGGCAACAAATAAAAGGAGTCTGGTAAAGTGGCGCGACGAGGACAGCGGCCCGTTTTTCTTTTGTATTCAAGATGAAAAAAAAGTTAAACGGCGTGAAAAAAACTCTTGACAAACCTTGTTTTATATGAGATAATACTTATAGAAACAATCGAGAAAGGATTCAAGAACATGACAAACATTCCTACTTTCCCTGCTCCTTCTGCTTCTGTTGTTGAGATGGCGACCGGAAAACGCGCTCGCCTTCGTGCCGCTCGTCAGTGGATTAATGAGGCTCGCGCTACGTTGGCCGATGGTTCTGTTGTTGCTCCTTCGACTCGCTTGGCTATGAATGTCATGAAGTCAATTGTCGATGGTATGCCAGCCGTCGATGTTGCCGTACAAGATGGCGAGTGGCAGTACGCTTTTCGCGTGAATGCTGCTATCGAAGCTGACAAGCTGCGCTCTGAGCGTTTTCAGGCTTTCATGGCAGAGGACCAGCCTTCAGAGGTTGGAATAGGTGTCTGTGACAGTTGTGGCCTTGTTGGTGCATCGGTGCGTAATCACTATGCACCAGACGGAATGGGCTTTCCTACTCTTGTTTTTCAAAATTGCATCGATGGGTGCAAATAAATTTCAAAAAAGTACTTGACAAATCTCATTTAATGTGAGATAATACATTCAGAAACAATCGAAAAAAAAGGAAATAAAATGATTGTAATTGCTCTATCTATGTTCGCCGTCGCTTCAATTCTAACCAGCGTATTTGTCGCTCCAAAGGGGTGCTAATATGAAAGCAGACGATATTTTAATGAAAAAGTGGTGTTTTGGGACTGGTCGAGGTCGAGTGAAGGCTCGTGAAGAGGCAGTGCAGGTAAACGGAGAACTCCAAACCTACCGAACCTACCCCAAGTACAGGACGATTATCTTCAAGGTGGAGAAGGCTACCAAGAAGGGTAAACAATGGACTGTCGAGGGAAAGCAGTATTCTTCTTTGAACGGTAAGCCAAAGACAACTAAACTTGTGTTGAACGAAAAGAATGGTCTGCTCTATGTTCCAAACCAGAAACGCCCGTTTCTCAAGATTCAGAATCCGGGCCTATTGACAGAAGATGGCTTACCACCTGTTGGAAGTCTCATTACTGTCAACAAGAAGCATGCCATTGTTACGGCAGTGGGGCGCAATGAGTTGACTGTGTTTGTCAACAACAAAATTCAGACGATCACTTGTCGTCCCGGTACAATCAAGTGGCATTCTGACAAAATTCTAGCAAATGCGGTGAAATAATATGTTTGATTTAGCTTACGACGACTACTCTTTTGATACTGACGAAGAAATGTTCTTTGAGAGTGATGAAGATAAAGTACACGAGATGATTGAAAAATTCATTTCAGAGGAAACAAAGAAAAAAGAGTCTGTTCGCATCCATCAAAGTGGACGTGGCAGACCAAGAAAACACTTCACCAAGACAGTGACATTCGTTGAGATGGAGGCTTCAGGATGGCTTAAAAAGGCTCCCAGAGGCCGCCCAAAGAAAGGCGAGGTAAGAGTCGAGGTAATGGTTCCAATTGGCGTAGAGATTGCTCCAGAGCGTTTCTACACGTATGAAAATGGTGTTTTGACGGAGACTTGGACAAGCCATGAACAACGCTAAAAGCTATAATACGGGAAAGCAGAACGAAGCAGACTCATGGACAACGATGCGTCAGCATGGTTTTGTTCGCCCAACGTCGCAGCAAAGAAAGAATCTTGTCAAAGCCTACGCACAAGTAGGAAAAGAAATACGAGCGAAAGGCTTTGATTTGATTAAAGAATCCGATACAGAGACAATTAATAATCCAGACCAATTGGCAGAAGCAGTCGAAAACATTACACTTTTTGAACTGAAAACTGCTGGTAGGGAAAGGAAGTCGCCTGTAGAGGAGAATTGGTCTGGATTGGGATTCACCTTGACAGGCGCAGAGAAGCACAACGCAGAAGTGCTGAAAGATAAGTTTAGGTTTATCTTTCTCAATTTGAAGAATGGTGCTTTGCGTGAATGTAGGCTGGATGAATTCTTTTCTTCTGGTGTAGCGAACACTTACCCAACATGGTCAGTTTTTATCACAAAAGGCTTGACAAGCTGAATTCCACATGGTATAATAATGACACCAACAAACGATTCGGAGAACAGTATGGTTGATAAGATTATTCGTTACGAGAATGGAGAAATGAACACCACAGAAGTGGTTGAATTCTTTCAGGAACTAATTAACAATGGTTTAGCTTGGAGCCTTCAAGGACACTATGGTCGAACAGCCTCTCAGTTGATCGATCTTGGCCTTTGCGCTCACTCGGAGGAAAAATAATGGGTTATCGTTCAGAAGTTGCTTTAGCAGTAAGTAAAGAATTAATGCCACGTTTCTTGACAGTCTTTGCAAAATGTCCAGAGGCTCAGGTGATGGTCTTCAAGGATCATGATAAAATGGATGAGGATTATGATGGTGAAGGCACATTTTTTGTTTATTGGAGTGGCATCAAGTGGTACGAGAGCTTTCCAGAGGTAAGCGCTATTGAGAAATTTCTTGCAGAGTGCGAACTTGATGACTTTGAGGATTTAGCAAATTCATATGAACATTATCGTTTTGTACGTTTAGGCGAAGAGCACGACGACGTTGAAATAATGGGCGACCTGTGCTCTTGGGACATTAACTTTAGAAGGGAATTGACGTTTTGAACAGTGAAGAAATAGGCTATTTTGTCTTGTCGTTTGTATTAATTGCTGTAATTACAATGGTACCGACATTCTTTGAGAAAAGAGAATAGAATGAAAATTGGCGACCTAGTAGAACTATCCAGCAAAGGAAGGGGGATTCTTTGGTGTAGGCGATACAGAGATAGAACGGGAATTGTAGTGGATGTTGCAGCACAGAACCAAAGGCTTCACACAGTTAAAGTTGTCTTCATGAACGCTGGAAGTGTATGGATTCATCGTAGTTACGTCAAAATGGTTGCTAAAGGGTAAAATGAAGTTTTTTCATGTAGAAACTATATATCTACATGAAATTAAACGAGATTGTTAGATACAGAGAAAGCAAAGAATATGGACATCTTACAGGAAGGGTCAAAACAATTCATGGTCGAAAATGGCTCACAGTTGAATGGTCAGATGGTGTCAACGTTCGCGAGCACGTCGATGACTTGATGTTCGAGGGCGAGAAAGGGTAAAACTCGTATCGGAAATTTTTTTCCCTTTTATTCAAAATATACTTGACAAACAACACATTTTATGAGATAATGTATACATCAACAACTGGAAAAGGATTGAAAAATGACCAGAAAAGACTTTAAAATGATTGCAGACATCCTCAAATTGCACACCACTAGCCATACTGCACAAGCATTGGCCTTAGACTTCGCACAGGCATTTCAAAAGACAAATCCTCGTTTTGATAAGAAACGGTTTCTTGATGCTTGTGGTCTTGAATATGTACGTTTAGGAAATGGTCGAGAGCTTCACATCATCGAAGGCAAGTAAACCATGCAATATGCGGATTGGGACGCAATATATGCCCTTCTATGGTGGGCAGCAATAGTTATACCATTGGGCTTTCTAATTGAATTCATAGAGGAGAAATACTTTGACTAAACACCCATTGGAAGCAGGAGCCTTAGTGCAGCGCAGTTTGTATCGTGGATATTATCAAGTGCTTCAAAAATATCGGCACGGAATTGACCACACCGGAGGTTTAAGGCTCGATCTCCTTTGTTTATCCACAGGCAAAATAGTCAGGGCTATACGTCCCAGCCGTGTAAAAGTGGTATAAAATGAAGGTTGGTGACTTAGTGCGCGTAACAGGTCACGCTCGATATAAAGGACAAATTGGCATCGTAACTCATATATTGCCGGGAGCATCGGGAACATATGAATTGTATTGGGTACACACACATAAAGATACATACCCATTTTTAAAAACAGACTTGGAGATAGTTGTTAATGAGAATATTGATTAGTCTAGCACTGTTGATGCTTACAGGATGTGCCATAACCGTTCAGGCACCAAAAGAAGAGTTGAGATTCTTTCATGATGAAAACAGAGGAAATGTTAGGTTTGTTTGTTGGAAAACAAATGATGTAGGATGGCAATGCAATCGCACAGACCTCAATTGGCCAAAAGAATGGTCGAGGGCAAGCAAAACAATAAACCCAAAAAATAGCAAATAACATGAAAAGAGGCGATTTAGTAAAATATACCGGAAGAGATGATACTGTTCATTATGGGGTTGTGATTGAGGTGGATGAACGAACTTATGGTCCAGTGTTAGCGATACTTCAGGGCGAAAACTATAGCATGTGGTTTCAACGGCGCAATTTGGAGCTAGTCAATGCAAGTAGGTGATTTGGTTAGGTATAAACAAGGCTCGTTGGACATGGTGGGCATCATCACAGGACAGAGATGTCATGGCGATTATTGGGTGCAGTTTGTTGACGGCACCAAATCCCTTTGTCGCCATCGGTGCTTGGAGGTAATCAATGCAAGTAGGTGATTTAGTGAAATACTCTTACCACAAAAAAGTGGGTACAGGCATAATTGTGGGCTTTGATGAAGACGATGACCCAATAGTCAGAGACAATCGTAGCGGTGTTATCGCCGCATCATGGCGAAAAAAAGTAGAAATTATTAATAAAAGTTCTTGACAATTACTTCAATTCATGAGATAATACCTATAGAAACAGTCGAGAAAGGCAAAACATGCAAGCAACACCAATTCAAAATGCTCTCACAGTGCGTAACGCAGAAACTTTGCCCGATGGCGCAAAAGTGGTCACAATCGATGTAGCAGACTACATGGATTTTATCCGCACACCGCATGCCATTGAATACGATGGCGAAGTTTATGGTCGCACTGGTTGGAATAGCGATAAATTCGTCGCATATTACAGAACAGACAGAAAAGTTGCGAGGGCAATCAGTGCAAGTCGGTGATTTGGTACGGATTAAAGGCGCTAGTATGGTTCACCTTGTTAAGCGGGTCGAATCTGTCGCTAATTTCTATGAGAGCCTGCCACCTACAACGTGGGTGATCTTGGATGGTCAACCTGTGCCGTACAAAGCGAGCAAAGTGGAGGTAATCAGTGCAAGTCGGTGATTTGGTGAAGGGTAAACTATGGGAAGAGTTGGGCATAGTAGTCTGTGTACCTCCAATGCCTTCTATGATAGAAGTTTGCTGGACTGGAGAAAAGCCCAGAAGACAAAAGCATCTTTCGGGGGAACTGGAGGTAATCAGTGAAAGTCGGTGATTTAGTACAATTTGATTATGTCAATGGTCACACTAGCGAAGTCAACAACAAGATGGGATTGTACTTAGGTCCAAAGCCTTTGAAGCGCGAGGACGGAAAAATAATTAACAACTTCATGATTCAGCTTCTTGGAGAAACAACCCCAAGATTGTGTGATGGTTCAATGATGCGTTGGTTGAGGGTAGTAGAATGCAAGTAGGTGATTTAGTAAAGATTAAACGCGCCACTAATGGCGTACCACGTGGCACGTCGGCACTTATTATTAAGGTTCAGACTGCCAAAGACTTGAACAATGAGCCATTCCCCTTGTATATGGTGTCAATGAGCGTGAAGCCTTGGCGCACTGGACCGTATGAACGACAATATTTAGAAAAGGATTTGGAGGTCATCAGTGCAAGTAGGTGATTTAGTAAAACACACATTGATTGAACGCCTTGGAATTGTGTTGAGGACACCAGAAGAAACAGGCAATGGTGATCATGAGGTATATTACAGTTATGGCATGAAAGGGTATTGGAATAAACGTTGGATGAAATTAGTTCAAGAAAGTACTTGACAAATTATAATTTCTATGAGATAATGTATATAGAAAGGTTGGAGGAACATGTACGACTGGAAAAAAGAAATGGATGCGAATTACAAACGTGTTAAAGCCAATTGGTGGCAAACAGGTAATCGCACGTGTCAAACTGCGGTAAGCGCAAGTTTTCAACTAGGGAAAGGAAAAGATTCGGAGAGCACAAAAGAATATAATGAAAAGTAATTGGAAACAATTGTTATATTCAGTGCTGTTAGTAATAGCAGCATTTCTCTTTGCTCATTGGTATCTCGTAACAGTAGAAGGTTTATAGAATGGAATATTTCGTACAAAGAATTAATCATGATCACTGGGTAAACATCTGTGGTCCATTTGGCTCAGAAGGTGAAGCTCGCATGTACGCTAGGAGTTGTACAAACAATTCTGTTTATGGTAAGCGAATTCGTATTGCTACAGGATGTGGACGTGTTGTTGATATTCTGTAATTATCTTTAGAGGTTGGGAGGTTAGCACAATCAATGTATTTTTAAAGGTACATAAATAAGCTAGGTGTAGAAAGTGGGATTAGGGTTAGTAGTATAAAGTCTATATATACAACCCTGTCAAGTGAAAACATTCTACACTTAGCTGTGCATTAATTCTACACATATATTTGTTGACAGTCGCTAGGTGATATGTTATAATGGAGAAAAAATGTTTCAAACACTAGGTACAATAACGCACGATATGTTGTTGTTAATATTACCTTTTGGTAGCGGTTACTTGTGCGATGACGAGGGTGAGCCATGCGAAGACTCACTAAAGGTTACGCTAATGTTACAATCAATATTTGTATTGACTAACCCGCATGACGCAAAAAAGGTAGAAATTAATTAGTAATGATTACAACCACTTAGTTTAACTTTCTCTAGGTGGAGATAGAAAAAGATCGGAGAGTAATGAATAATAATAAAGAAACTATCGAATTGTTGACAGTACTAAGCGTATTAGTTGCTACAATGATAATAGGAGCATTCGACTTATGTGGCATGATATAAGACATCTATACAGGTACGCTTTACATACTGCCTATGGTCAGTAGCGTAGCGCAAGTTGTGTTAGGAATATCTATGGGTATAGTAAGCTGGACATGGCTTAAAGGCTTAGGAGAGAACACAGATGAATAAGGAACTGATAAAGAAGTTAGCCTCACAGATAGAATCAACGATAGTAGGTATGGACATTGCGCCAACAGTAGTGACAGTGGTAAAAAAAGTAAAGAAAAAGGCTTGACAAATGAAATAGCTTGTGTTATAATAAAAGCATGAAGTAAGAATAAAGACACCACCACTACCCCACCGGATATACCCGAATGTATGTCCTAGTAGGAAAATATGCGCGATTTGGGACGACTATATACACATGCATAACGCAGCCCAATTTTCCAGAATTAAAAAAATCCCCACAATAATTTTTGAGACTTTACTAACTACTTATAATACAGCCGATTAAGGCATATTAAAGGAGAGCACACTATGAAAACACTACACAGACTAGTTAACTGGCTTAACCCGCTACATTGCTGTTGCGAATGTGGCTGTTGTAAATGTAAATAAAGGAATTTATACAAATGAAACTTACTAAATCACAATTAAAACAATTTATTAAAGAAGAATTACTTAACGAGATTGGAGAAGAAGGCCAATCGGGAGAGTGGGAGGATGAAGGCGAATTTAAAGCGGGAGATTTTGTTGAGGTAGAGATATATGATGATGGGTATGAAAAGAATATAGAAAAACTTGAAAACCCAGCCGCATTTACGCCGACTCATGGAAGATACACATCTGAAAAATTCTTAGCTAAAATTGTACAAGTATCTAAACGAAAGTACGAGGATTAAATATGAAACTTAAACAATCACAGTTACAAAAAATTATTAGAGAAGAATTTAAGGCAGTACTCAATGAAGCAGAATTCGATGCAACAGACGAAATGAAAAAAGATTTCGATGAGGACTTAGACCATATGAGAGAGGCAATGCAAAACGTAGCACTTTCAGTAATTGATCAATACTCAGCTGATTCAGAAAAATATGGCGAATTTACAAAAGAGGCAGCGCGGAAAGAAATAACCGAAGTTCTAGAAGCAACGCTAGTTAACTTTCTAGAAGACGCTTTAACAATGTCTCCTGGCTTAGAAACCATTCTAGATCAAGAGTTTGATGAAGCTGATGATCCTGCACGTGCAGGCGTCATTAATGAATTTTTTGGTGGCAAATGGGATAAAAGTTGCCATTATACATTTGATGATGTAAAAGACGAATATTATGATTCTGGCGGTCAACGCGTTGGCGTATGGGTAATTAACGGACAGAAAAAACATTCATCTCAGATGACTGAAGCTGAAATAATGGATAATGAAAAAAGAATTCGTGGGGAATGGTGCTAGCTAGTGCGTCTTTCTAAAACAAAACTTAAGCGAATCATTAAAGAAGAAATGCGAATTGCTATAGCATTGCATGAGAATGCTGTAGCATTGCATGAGAATGCTGATCTTATGCAAAACGCCACGCTGCTCAATATTAGAGATTTTGGTTATATTCCAGAAGATCCAAATTTTGATCAAAAGGCCGAAGCCGAACCCGCATTTGGGGATATTAAGCGGCATCTTGAAGCTGATGAAGGCGCAATTGCAATTGCAAAAAGTGGTAGCAAATACGTTTTTATTATGCTTGGCTTAAGCGAGCCGCATGGGCCCAATGAAGTGCGTAGTGTTGGCCATGTCGATTCAAGATATACTTCAGCTGAAAAGGCGCTACAGATGTTTAAAGATCATGCGGAAAAATTTGTCGACGATGAGGTTGCAAAGAATGCTGTCATGAATACCACCTTAGAAGATCTAGATAATTTGCAAAATGAAGATATGCTAGTAGTAAAATCTAAGAAAAAAGTTTCCGATACACTTTCTTGGCTTCAAAGCCTCTCCGCGCAGCCAGTTGAAAAAAGTAGCTCTAAATCTGAAGATCGATATCATGATGAACCATACCATCATCAACCTGGATTGGTTGGTGGTGCAGCACGACATCGAAAAAGAGTTTCTAAATATTATAAAGAAAGCAAGCTAACCAAATCTAATATTAAAGACTTAATCAAAGAAGAGCTTAGATCCGTCATGATTGAAGAGGGGCTGTGGGATAGTATTAAGAAACGTGCGAAGATAGCGTATAATGCGCCCGGAAGGCTAGCAAATAAAGCTGCCAATAAAATATATGATATGACTGCATCGAAAGACGTGCCTACCATGACGACTGGACCGGCAGACAAAGTTTCTAAAATGGAACAACCATGGGAATATGAAGAAGCTACACAAGATGAAAAAACTAAATTTGATGTAGCCATGGCTATAGCTGGATTGTTAAGCCTAGGTCTTGGCGCTGCAGCTGCAGGTGGTGGCGCAGCGAAAAAGGCTGCAGGGCAAACAGCACTAAAACAATACCTAACGGATAAAGCTATCGATGCACCTGCAATTGCTGCTAGTACTTATGCTTCCTATCAACTAGCAATGCAAAAAGCTGGAAAAAAACCTGTTGGCAAGCAGCGCTTCGAAGCGGCCAAAGCGGCTTTAAAAAATATCGCTATAGAGGCAATGCCTGGAAATAAAGCAATTGGTATTGGTGCAAAAGCTAGCGCGACAGCTGCTGGTTAACCTGAAAATAATAGTATTTATTAAGGAGAGGTATATACAAGTGAAACTAACTAATGTGAAACTTAAACAATTAATCAAAGAAACCCTACAAGAAATGTATCTTACAAACACACCTAGTGGTGATAAAGATTTTCTACATAATGAAGATGGCTATGAAATAATAAACAATATTAAGGCGGCCATGGCAGATTATGATGAAAGCGATCCATGGGCTACTGTCGACGCTATTAAAGAATTACTTACATTTGAGTAAGAGTGTCTTTTTCCATTATAATAAGACCCTTTCGCAATATTCTTTGATGCCTCAAGCGGTCTTAAATTCTTTAAACTCCACGCTTCCCTAATTTTTGGATCATCGCCATCACTAATACCATAATACGCCAAAGGTATAATATGATCAATATGCCAATACGTACCATAGTTATCCCAATTCATTTCTGGCGTAAATTGCGATTCTAGATGCTCCTGAAGCTGTCTAGGGTTGAAATCGAAGTACTTACTGCTTGACCGGTCTTTCTGTACACCCTGCGTGTTTAAAAACTCTTTTAATCTTTTCGTACAATTTTTTCGTATTTTGACATGTGGCAGTTTTCTTCTCCGTCGACGCTGCATTCGCCTGGAAAGTTTACCGGCTGGGGTTTTACGCCACTCTTGTTTTTGTGCATATTTGCAAGGTTTGCAGATAGCCCTAAAATATTTACAATAGCCGTTTCCGGATTTCCGTTTTTTTCGACGAAGTTCGAAATGTTCGGTAGTTTTCGGTAGTGTGGTGTTGCAACTAGTGCAAGTTTTTGTTTCCATAGATCTAGTATACATGAGTTATTTGCGTTTGTAAAGAATAAAGTGAAAAAAAATTTTGAATATTCTATTTATTATTGCTTCTGGAGGCCCACATGAGCTTAAACATAGCGAACCTTAAAAACATCATCAACGAGGAACTAGACCGCGCAACTAAAGACGTAAATTATACCGGCGACATAGATGCCGTACAAGAGTGCATAACTGAAATACAAAATTTCTTAGCCGAATCTAGTGACCTATATATTAATTCATCTTTAGAGTTGAAAAAAAATATTTTACTTGATTTACTTTCCTTATTACAGCTTATTGAGAACTATTCTAACAAATGGTCTGACATGTAGGAAAAAAAATTTTTGGTTTTTGGCCATACTTATTATATGGCCCTCTCGAAAAAAACTAGAATCAAGCAAGAAAAGGTCGTACTGAACAAAAACCAACCTAACAATATTGAAGTCGCCATTGGAGAGGTCCATAGAATCGAAAATAAAGTATATTACGTCATTAGTTTTGGTGGTGACAAAGAAATTATAATATCAGGACCAGATGAATATGAAAAATTCATAGATTTAATTATTAATCTAGACTGGGATCCTGAAGATACTTGGATCAGACCTAAACAAAAGAAGCGACAGTTTGATTAATTACTTTTTGTGCTTTTTGCCCTTCTTTCCTCTTCTTTTCTTTTTATTATTATAATAGTGATTGTTTATAACTCTTCTATTTTTAATAACAGTCCTATTTCTTACAATCGGCTTAAGCCTCGGATGTCTTTTTCTTACAATTGGTCTTTTACGATATATACGATGTTTTTTATGACGATATACTTTTCCTCGATATCTGATTCTATTAATATGTCGACGTCGTATGGTGTGATATCTTACCTCTCTGACTGATGGCCTGAGAGATACTCGATAGCTTGGAATTTGTACTAAATAACCATCCCAGCAATCATCGATGTGTGAAGTATATACAACTTCGTGTGGTGTAACCAACCCATCGCCATAAAACAATTGAGGCTGACATTCAAACGTACCAAGCGTTAAACCGCTTGATAATATAAATATTAAACATGTTCCCATGATTTTCTCCTTTATGTTACTACTTTAAAATGCAAACTACGTGCCAAGTTTTAAAATATACATAATTATGATATAATTATATCATGAAGAATGTGATAAGTCTACAAGAAAGTCGAATAAAACGAGATATAAAAAACGCTTATACAAAACTGAAAGAGGTTCGAACTTTAATATCCTATGGAAAGCATGAAATGGTTGATGAAGCGTATGAATTGGAAAATAGAATATTAGATTTGGAAGAGCAATTATTAGATTTAGTAGAATCGGACTCTTTTTAAATTTTTATTAAAAATTAGTGTTTATTATGTTAATATGATCTCAGGCCTTAGTATTATAACGTTATAAGGAGGTGTACATATGGCTACAAATGCAGAAATCAAAAGAGAAGTTGAAGATCTTAAAAATCGTCTTGCAAGCTTACAATCCAGCAATTCTCGACTATTTGATGAGATGGCAGCGCTCAAGAGCAACTATAGTAACTTAGTTGAAGACATGAATGCTCGTCTTGAGGTAGTACATAACAAAATTTTTCGTAAATAAAAAAGAACCCTCAAGAATAAGAAAAATCATAGATACAATAAAAATGTTTCTATTAATAAAATAAGGAAAAATTATGCAACAACAACAAATGAGCATCGACTTAAAACAAGCGGAAAATGTTGGATGCGAAGAGTGTGGCCATTTATATTTCACCCCCGTAGCGATGATGAAAAGGCTTTCTGCTCTTGTATCTCCAACCGGACAAGAACTTAAATTTCCAGTTCAATGCTTCCAATGTGTCGAATGTGGTCATGTTTTAGAGCCACCAACCCCTCAATAAAAAATTAATTAATTTTAATACGTTAACGTTAAGTGTGGTGCGCTGGTCTATATATAATATGCCTTCACCACGCTTTAACGTTGGCGATTTAGTCCAGTTTGATTCCTTTGGTCATACCATAGGCATTGTAACTGATGTAAAAAACTCTCCTAGCTTTGATCCCCCTGAAAAAATAGCTGATGTATTGGTATATTGGTCTGATGGCATAGAATTCTGGTGTCTGGACTTTTGTTTAGTGATTGTTTCGAAATATAAAACTAATTAATACTAGTGATGAAACTTGATTTAAAAACAGCAATAATGATAAGCACTTTATTATTCACAGTGTCTGGCTTTTATTATACAACCATAAGTGATATTAATGTGCTATCATTAAAGATTCAAGCGCTTGAGAGCGAAAATCGCATGCAACAAAAAAGATTAGATTCACTAGATAAAAAAACAAACCGGTTGAATAAACAACTCAAGGATTTGAAAAAATGAAAAAATTATTATTAATGGCGCTCATGCTTTTGCTTGCATCGTGTGCTACAACAAGCGCTAAAAAATATTCCTATCTAACAATGGGTGAGGTTGAAGATAAGTGTAAACCAGATCAGTCGTGGAATATGAGTATACTGGGACTGAGATCATATGTTGTTCTAAGTCAAGGTTGTCTGAGTTTTGAGAGGCTCTTTATTATACGAATGGATAACGAATCATACACAGAAGAGATTCGAAATTCCACCATAGAAGTGCTAAAAGCGCATTTTATACATTTTGTTGATAGTAGGGGCTATTTTGAAGACGTTGAGTTAGGGCCTGGAAAAGTAAAGTGGTATCTTAAAAGACTTAAAACAGAGATAGATAAAGGTGTTATTACTCACTTTTTTGACCTAACTTATAAGAAAGCAGATCCCCAAAAGGGACAAAAATAAATAAAATTAAAGTGAGGATAAACAATGAAACTACTATTTGAAAATTGGCGAGAATTCTTAAAAGAAGAAAATGAAATTGTGAAGACAAATAACGCGGTGGTTATTTTTTCTGATTGGGCGAAGGGTCATATTGAAAAGGGACACAAAGAGCCGGGAAAGGGTTCAATATTTGCAGACTTTGATCTTTCTTTGGTTAATTCTGCTCTAGAACAAATTGAAATAAATCCAAACAAAGCAGTATATACCATTAGTGTTCCAAGTGTCGGTTATAACCTAGTTCTTCCAGACAACGAGGCATCACAATTGGAAGGTGCTCAAAAAACAGAAGTAGAAAAGGAAGAAAGACAGGGACCAATCACAGTTAATGCATATACGACTTCTCAACCACTAGAGAGCTTTAAAACGGATGAATTATCTGTTGTTATTAGACCAACAAGTGAATTACAATATGTTCCAGAGGATCTTCAACAAGATCCAGCGGTTACACAGGCGCTTGATCAAGGAAATTTATATTCCGTTCTTTCTGCATGGCCAGGAAGAGGAGATGTACCACCGGCCTCTCAATGGGGCGATGATTGGGCTGTTATTATTCCAGATCGAGCTATAGAGAGCGATGGGGAAGTTGTCGATGAAACTCCTATTTGAAAATTGGCGAGAATATTTGAAAGAAACTATAGAGAATCTTCTATGCCCTGCAGCAACTCAGGATCTGGAGCTTAATACTAGAAACAGAGACGCTGCAGTTCAAGCAGAGCACATTCAGTATGGACCTCTAAACGTTGATGAGCCTGGAGACTATTGGCAAAAAATTGCCGAGGCATGGAACACCTCAGAAAAGGCTGCGCAAAAGTCTTTGTGTGGTAATTGTGTCGCTTTTGATATTTCTCCTCGCATGAAAGATTGTATGCCCGGAGAAACCTCAGACAAAGATGGGGAACTTGGATATTGTTGGATGCACCACTTTAAGTGTCATTCTGCTAGATCATGCAGAACGTGGGCCAAAGGTGGTCCGATCACTGAAGATATTAAATCTGCAGAATGGCAGGAAAAAAATGAACGATGAAACTCCTACTTGAAAAATGGCGAAAGATTATAAATGAAGAAGTTGTTGATTTTCCAAGTGAAATTACAGCCGTCGAGCGCTATGCTAATTATATAGAGTATATAAATTTAGCAATTGAACAAATAATCTCTCTAGAAGAGATTTTTGAGAGACAAGGTTCAACCACAGAAGATTTAGTTGAGATTAAAGAAAATCTTATACAGTTGCGAGATGACGAAACGCTAAAATACGATATGGAGGGTTACGAATGAGATTACTATTTGAAAATTGGCGAAAATTCTTATTAACAGAAAAGCTAATGCTTAAGCCTGGGCCTGATGGGTGGGACAAGTATAAAGAATTAGTAGCAAAAGCTTATGATGAGGCTCCTATATTTGATGAGGGCGCCGTAGGCGCATTTGAAGCAATAGAGCCATTTGTGCATAAAATGTTTGATCGTATAATTGGTTTTGGAATTGATATTGATTTTGTTGATGATAATCCTTATGAGAGTTCCGAAGAGATGTGTAGAGATGTGTCTGAAAACAAGATATTAAGAATATGGAAAGGAGGCACAGATCATCAAATATTTGACGCGAAAACAAATTTAAAATTACGGGCTGTGCATGATTATATGACACATTGTCAGGGTGGAACTAGTTTTGACCTGCAGGGCGAAATTGCCTCTTATAATCGGCATATGAAGACCGTTCCTCCTTCAGCAGCAGGAGCTTTATTTACAGAAGTTGTAGGTCAGGCAGCATTTTTCCTTGATAGAGGATATTTCCCTCCACAAAAAATAGCTATTTTACCGGGGTTTGATTTTTTCAACGTTGGTGAAGTAGATCCAGAAATTACAGGATATAAATTAGATGCAGAAAGGAAGGAACTAGTTAAAGTAGGAGAATAAGAATAGTGAAACATCTTGAGGAAAACAATGAAACGTATATAAGCCACTTTTTGTTTGCTGGAAAGATTGGAATTACTTTAATGTTTCGTGGTGCTATTTTTTTATTGCATGCTGTTTTTCCAATATGCAAAATTCCTGCGCGGTTTAATCTTGAAAATACTGTCGACAAACTATATGATTGGTATGTACACACAATAAAGAGGAAAAGAAAATGAGACGCTTAACTATAATAATGTTAAGTGTGTTTTTTATTGGGTGTGGGCCTCAATATGCAAAAGACCCGAATGCTAATGTATTAGTTACAATTCAATACGAAGATGGGCCTGAGAGAATTAGGCTCGACGATGATTGTAAGCCTCAGTTAGATTGTACAGGGAAATCAGAGGCAGAATGTGCTGTTGCACTATATCACGATTCTGAGCGTTTTGTGAAGGAAGGTGAAAAATTAATTGCTAAAAAGCTATACTTATCTGCAAGGGTTGAATTTATGCAAGCTCTCACAAGACTTTCTGAAGCGGAAATAAGAATTGAAAGAGCTAAGTTAAACAACTATGAAGATTATAAAATTGTTATGCAATTTAAATTAGACCATAAAGTAAAACAAAGAATCATGTTCTGTGAAAGGTTAATACGTTTTACTCAGTGGCAACAGGGATAAAAAATGAAATTATTATTTGAAAATTGGAGGAAATACTTGAAAGAGGAAGAAATTCTTTACGAGAGGATTAATTTACTCTCTAGTAATAAAAGATTTGTTAACGATACCTTAGAAGAAATTGCATCAGAAGATCCTAGACGCCAATTTCCACTTTCAGACGAAGAACTAGAAAAAATAAAAAGTGTTGCGGGCCTTGATGGAGATCCAGATTTTTTAGGATCCGGCTCAAGAGGATCTGCATGGCAATTTGGTGATAAGGTTTTAAAAATCACAGCGGACAGTTCTGAAGCGCGTGCTGCTAATTTATTAATTGACAAAGAGCATCCAAATGTATATAAAATATTTTTAGTTGTGCAAAGAGACCCAAAGCACCTTGAAACGTTAAGGCATGCGCCATATATTGTTGTTTATGAATTATTAGATTATCCAAACAACGCCATGGTAGATACTACAAATAATTTATATCACAAGCTTAAAACAAATAATATTTTTTATAATTGGGATGAAAATTATTTAGAGAAAGCAAAAGGTTCGATGAGTGCTTTGTTGCAATATATTAACAAACATCCAGAATCTTTAGAACGCGAAGAGAAAAAAGGATCCGACATAAGACCTACTCTTGAAAATTTAGCTGCTCAGATTGGATTAGATAAACTTGAGACAAAATTATTAATCACTTTGTGGATTTTTAGCCGCGGTGCATACAACGATACTTTAGATAGCCCACTTAAAGCGTTGGAACATGTAAGAGAAATATTTGGAAGCGTTAAAACTAATTATTTAAACCAATTAGCTTTAGGTTTGACCTGGTTAAATAAGAATGGTATTAAATTTCCTGATTTAAAAACTTCCAATGTAATGGAAAAAGATGGTCAAATAGCTATCATTGACATTGGTTATTCACAGGTAAGAGAGAAGAAAAATATTCCAACGATTGGGGAACTATAAATGAAATTATTATTTGAAAATTGGCGACAGTATTTAACTGAAAATCAAGAAGAGAACAAGGCAACAAAATTTCCAGCAATTGTCACCTTCGATTTTGATGACACTTTGTCATTATCTCACTGGGGTGAAGAAGAAGATGATTGGGTCTACGACGGGCCTCATCAAGAAATGATGGATATACTAATGGATTATCACAGGAAAGGCTCTAAAATATTTATTGTTACCTCAAGACACAAAGAACTTCAAGACGAGGAGGGGAAATGGTTTAAACATCTTCCAAACACCAATCCCCCTAGAAAGTACTTTGAAGAATTCCAAATGCCAGTTTGGAAATTTGTTAAAAAACATGGATTGCCAATTCAAGATGTCATATTTACTAACGGAGAGGTAAAAGCAAAAGCTGAAGATGGCTTAATTGAAATAGGTTCGGATGTACATCATGATGATGATCCAGAGGAAATAAGAGCAGCTGAAGAGGCTGGAATTAAAGCTATTGTCTCCGATCCATATGGAGATTATAAAAGACTTGAAAAGGGTTTTGTAAAATGAAATGGAAAGATTATTTAGAGGAAAATATTGATCCGGATGACGTAGATATTAAAAATGTCGCGGTCAAAGATAATTTAGATCCTGTAATATGGGATGATCGATTAAATTTAAAGAATTATCTTGCGGAACATTTATATAAAATAGCCAAAGATTTTTTTAAAACATTGGATTTAGATTGGAACTTAGTTGAAGATGTAACTCTAACTGGATCTCTAGCAAACTACAATTGGTCTAAATATTCTGATGTGGATTTACATTTGATCGTTGATTATGCAGAAGTAGATGAAAATGAAAAGCTTGTTAAAGATTTTTTCAGAAACGCTAGCGCAATGTGGAATCGTACTCATAAAATAACAGTGAAGGGTCATGATGTGGAATTGTATGTCCAGGACTCAAAAGAGCCACACCATTCAACAGGAGTGTATTCTATAAAGTATGATAGATGGAATAACACTCCAACAAAATATGATCCACAAATAGATAAAGAATCATTAAAGAAGAAGTCTGCAAAATGGATGAACGATATTGATGAGGTATATGAACTGCTTGCAGTAAAAGATTATAAAACCGCAAATGAACAATCTGAGCGTCTTATGAAAAAATTAAAAAAATATAGACAAGGTGGATTAGAAAAAGGTGGAGAGCATTCAATTGAAAATTTAGTTTTTAAAGTTCTAAGACGTAATGACTATTTACAGAGACTCTCTAATTTAAGAATTGTATCGTATGATAATATGATGACTGTCAATGGAGGAATAGGAAGTGAAATTATCAAAATCAGTCTTAATGAAACTAATTAAAGAAGAGCTTGCAACTCTTTATGAATGACCTGAAAATCCTTTGGGGTCTCCAGAGGAAAGTGTTGTTATGATTGCCGAAGATGAAGACGAAGACGAAGAAGAGGTATAACTATGTGTTTAGTTTGTATTGAATATGAAAAGGGCAAATTAAAAATTAATGAGGCCCTCAGAAACATAGAAGAAATGAAAGAAGTTGTTGGTCAAGAACATTATGATGAAACTATGGCATTTCTCACTCAAGAATTGTTAAAAGAACAATGGAGTGAATATGATTTCGGTCGTGACATCGAAGATAGTCTCTTTGAATATGATTTTCATAGTGGCGATGATGACGACCCATGGGAAGAAACAGGGTTCGGGGACTAATGAAGTTTTTTGAAGGTTGGAATCGGTTCTTAAATGAGTCCGAAGATGTAGACGTTTATGCAAAAACCAAACTACAAAAGCCCAAAGGTCAGGAAATAGAAACTGATGAGTATGATGCGCCCTATGAATATGATGATTCACCCGAAAAATCAGCAGAAACATATTTTGGCAAAAGTCCTGACAATCTTCCGTGCGTAAGAGATCTTAGAGATCAATCAAAAGATGTTTTTCCTCCAGATTTTTATAAATGTATGGAGGCTGCAGGCTATACTAAACTTGGAGCAGGCTCTTTTAGAGCAACTTTCGATGTTCCAGAAAATCCTGAGCTAGTTTTAAAGATTGTCGGCCCTGCAAATAGCTATCCAGAACAAATAAGAAGCAGAGAGATGAACAAAGAGGAGGCTAAAGCCTCTTATCAAACCGCGTCTGAATTAATTCCTAAAGTTTACAATAGTGCTAAAGATTATTTTTGGATTATATCCGAAAAAGTGACTCCAATAGAGGATTGGAAGGCGATGCAGGAGTTTTTCCCCATATGGAAAGAGGAGCCTCTTGAAGAATTTCAATATTGGTTCCAAAAATTAATTGATTCTAGAACAATACCTAAAATTGCTGCGGAGCGAATAAATAAACGAGCAGAATATACAGTAAGTTATGGCGACGGTGAAGAATTGGTCAACGATCCTCTCATATTAAACATTCGTGACCTTCTAGCACAATTTGATTTACCTGCATGGGACATTAGACCACATAATGTTGGTTATGCTGTTAGAAATGGTCAAAAACAGTTTGTTATATTAGACCCAGGCTTTGAATTGGGGAAAGATGTCGGCACTATTAAAGGCCAAGCTGTGGATCCAGGAAGGGGAATATCAGCTATCTTTGACGATGATAAGAAATATGTTAAGACCTGGAGTCCAGAAGCTCGTAAGACCACAGTCGTAAAAGAGAATTTAAATAAAAATTGGCAACTTTTCTTAGAAAATGAAGAAAATGAAGAAAATGAAGAAAATGTAAAGGGTCCGGACGACTTTTTCTACGATATTTCGAAATCTCCGAACAAAATCACTATTAATGTGCTTGATATGGATAAAAACCCCGTTGATAGCAAGAAAAAAGACACAAAATCCTTTATTTCAATGGAAAAACGCACAGATGTGCCAAATTGGGAAGTTTCCTGGTCATCTTCGCCCGAAAACAGCAAAGAAGTGGGCAAAACCATGTATTTAATGGCTCTAGAGCTAGCTGAAGAGGGATTAGCGCCCGATTCTTACGAAACTAGCCCAGATGCACTTAAAATTTGGCACATATTCATGAAAAACAATGAATTTGGGGTTGAAAAGCAGTTAAAAGACGGTCATGAGGGTCAAGATGAGTCAGATCCCTTCAATTTTGTGTTTTTTAAGCCAAAAAGTGGCATTTTAGGCCAATATCAGCACCAAATTAACGAAAAAGAGGCAAAAAGTGACGAAAAAGCGGGTTTTGACCCCGAAAAAGAGGAAAAAGTCGAATATTTCGACCCAGAACAGTTTAATTGGGAAGATTTAGACGATATTGACGAACTATATGAGCGCTTAACCAGAGATAATGACACAGATATGGTCTCAAAGGTGATTATTGCCGATGATAGCGGCAAAATATTGATTTTAAAGCGCTCAGATAAGGGAAATATGTGGGATTTGCCCGGAGGACACCTAAAAAAAGGTGAAAATCCGCTTGATGGGGCCCACAGAGAGACAAAAGAAGAGACAAATCTTGATATTTCGGATTTAAGTGCCTTAAATACGCATGAAAACGTTCATTTTTTCAAATGTGGAGCACCAAAAGGAGATATATCACTCCAACCAGAGGAGCATACTGACTTTATGTGGGTAAATCCGAAGGAAATTGACCAATACGACATGAAAAACCACCAAAAAGAAGCTATTTTAGGTGCATTTGAGCCTTTAGAGGAACAAAATGAGCCATATCAGAGGTTTTCTAGGGGTACATACAAGAAATTTATAACAAAATTGGCCAAACAAGGCCCAAATAAGTATAGTATAGGTGGGAAAATGAAAAAAGCAGCTGCAAAACACCTCAAAAGTGGCCCACCGGGAGGCTAAACACTAGTTATTTAGGAGAGGAGAAGCTTAAATTGCCATTTCTAACCGATATTCCCCCAGAATTGATCGATTTTTTGATTGAAAAAGAGAAAAAAGAGCAAGAAAAGGGCCATGAAATGCCTTTTTTACAGCTTCCAGTGCCATATATGCCCGAAATTGAGGGCCAAAATAGCCAAAAAAACCCCCAAAATGACCAAAATGACGATAATCAAGGGGCTATAATTATAGATTTATAGTGTGTGTTTTAAGAATTTTAAGACTATTTATGAGGTAAAAAGGAGACATTTCATATGCGCGTCACAAAAACTGAACTTAAAAGGCTCATTAAGGAAGAATTAGAAGCAGTTTTAAAAGAAAAGGTGGGCGACGATCTCGACTCAGATCTGCAGCATGCGGAGCATTGGTATGAGCATTGGAAAAATATACATAATAATACCAGTGATAAAAACGGCCAGATGTGGGATGACTCCAGAATGCAGATGCAGCACTATTTGGCACAAATTACAAATATTAAAGCCGCGAAGAAGGCCGCAGCTGCGAAGAAGAAAGCTGCCGCGAAGGAAGCGATGAAGGCTCGTCGACAAGATGCTCTATCAACCATGGACACGCCACAAGAGGCAATGGAATATTGGTGTGGGAAAGATTGTCCTCCAGACACTCCAGTGCCGGAAGATTGGAAAGAGAGGACAAAGGCGGCACTATTGAAACAATTTTCTGGTGGCGACTGGAAAGAGGGCAAAGTTGAGGAGGGGGACATCGAAGTAGACTGGATGCCCGAACCTAATGATTGGGTTGGTTCTGGATATAGAGAAGTTGCTAGCGCAGTTAAAAACATTACTGGCTTAAAATCTCTAAAGGGGGGCTGGTGGAGAAAGCCGCTACCAGAAGGCAAATGTAATGATCCAGAATTTTGTTATACAGAAGG